AATTTAATAGTATAAATGGATATGGATCAAAATGGTGTAGTTGTGAAATATTAAAAACTACCCATATTAATACTACTATGGTTTGTATTACAATAAAAGTCCAAGATCCTATAAAGTTGGTTATTTCTTCGGCTAGTATAAAACCTATTTCTTTTATTTTGTTCATCATATCTATTTCATAATAAATATTAATGATTTAAGAATTACCGTTCTTTGGGTTAATTTATCCTTTTATTAATTGTTTATCTTTTGTAATCTTTGCTTCTAGTTTGTCTAATCTAGAATCTATAGCTGAGTAAATATCTCCTATCAGCCTGTCTGTTCTATCGATTTCTTGGTCAATTCTACGATTAGTTAATTGATCTCTTTCGTCTATTCTCCTATCCATGATATCATAGGCTTGTTCAAGGTCTTTTAGAAGACCTTCTACTTCATTTAATCTGTTTACTGCTTTAAACGCTACCACAACTGCCCATACAAAGGCAACTGCACCAACACCTATAGCAAATCCTAAAATTTGTTCCATAGTTTTGTTTTTAAATTCAAAGAACGGTAATCTTAAATTTAGGAATTAGTAAGGGAGTCGAACCCTTATCTGAGCAGCACCAGGCCACCCATGTTACCATTACACCAACTAATTCTTTAAGGGCCGGACTCGAACCGGATACCGTTTCATTTAAAACGGACTAGACAACCATTTGACTGGATTCGGTTACCTTACCTCATTACGCCCACCTTGTGTATATTACCAACCTTGGTCTTTCTTGTAGCCTTCCGAGTTATCAGTTAAGGGGCTTGTACAAGATCAGGGTTTCTGATTAATGATTTGCTTGTACTCTAGATTACTATAAACCCTTTTTCATCCGTTTAGCACCATCATCAATTAACAGCGAGCATTGGTAATTTGTAGGAAGGACAGGGGTCGAACCTGTACAAGAATCAAGCGGGCTACACCTTACATTAAGGCTTTCGGGATTGATGATTATTCCCTACTTATTAAGCACAACCACTGCGTATGCCAATTCCGCCACCTTCCCTATTTTCGCTAATGTTAAAAACTATTCAATCCTTGAAAAAACACATTAACTTGCTACTTACGTATTTAGGCTCGCCCATCCCGTTGTCATATTGATTTACCTGAAACTTCTTTGGGTTGTTGATTGACCACTCCCACTTACTTAAGTAGTTTTTGATTTTTAAAACATTCCAGCCACATTGGGAGAGCCGCAGTTCCCACGTTGTTTAAAGATATAGTTGGCGACGTATCTACTGGGGTGTGTTTTATTTTTTTACTGTAGTATCGGCTGCAGTCGTATCTACTTGTACTGAATCAACTTTAACTGATACTGAATCAATTGTTGTCAATTTCGTTGGTGGAGTTACGTCCTTGCAGCTTGCTACTACTAATGCTACTAATGCTAATGCTAAAAATACTTTTTTCATGTTTTTGTTTTTTATTAATTTCTATACCTAAATATACGAACTTTATTTGTTAATCCCAAACTTCTTCGTAAGTTTTTTCAAAAATATCTGGTTTGCATGGATAAAATTCTCCTTGTATCCCTTTTATAATAAAATCACCTACAGAAGCTTTCATGTCTCCTTCTAAGGTATTAATTATTAAACCATCTTTTTCAACTTTAAAAATATCTTTACCTAACCCAACAAATTGTTGTATTTCCATTAAATTAGGAATTTCTAAGTCTCTTAATTGAACTGCTTCAATTACAACTGGTTTCTTTCTGTACTGTGCCATTAGAAATTTATTACCTGTACTTCTCTGATTACAGTGGTGTCAGGGTCAAAGTCTTTATCTAATTGTTTAGAAGCTGCTAGTACTACAGAGGCACCTGCTTTGTTTTCTACCCAAAATTCTTTTACAAATTTAGAAGATATTACTTGATTCTTGTCATTTCTTTCTACTGTAAATACAGCTACTTTTACTTGATAACTCATGTGATTATTATTTGTTAATGTTAGTGATGAATAATTTGATGGTGTGGTTGTAATAGTTGTATTGTTAGGATTTGTAAATACTCCTGTTCCTCCATTTATTGTTCCTGAATATTCTAGGGTAGTTGATGTAATTCCATACCCTACTGTTGTTGATGTTTCGTTCATAATTTTAAGTAGTTTTTTAAATTAATGTTTTGTTTTTTTTCTTGATAATGAATTTTTAAATTTCCAAATAAAACCGTAAATACTTTTTCTTTTTCCTAAGCAACATTCAGAAATTGCTGATGAAGACTTATTTAAAAATTTAGCTGCTTCACTTGCACTTTCCCATTCTTTAATAAAAACGTTCTGTTTATCAAATTGTAAAATAGGTTTACTTAAACTATCTTTAACCCAAGATGCTTCTCTACCTATTAACTTCTCAGAAATTTTTTTATTCCTATTCGATTCAGTTTGATAATGAATTAAATTAGATTCAACGATTTTTAACGCCCTCTTAGGATTTGAATAACATTGATGTCCTGTTTTAGATTGAGTTATTTTTTGGCATGTTTCTTCACTAAATTTAGTACCTTTCATTCTATTACTAACATCAGGCCTTTTTACACCTTTAAGTTTTTTAGAAGTTCCAGGTCTAAAAGATGAACTCATTTTATTTCGGGTTTCTAAAGAGTGTGATTCAACACCACCACCACCTTTATTTTGATTATATAAATTAAAACCCCAAATTTTAAATTGTTCTATCCAAAAACATTCCCAACGTTTCCAATCAATTTCATCTACAAAATCTAATTCAAAGATATTTACTTTTTGTTTTAATCTTTTTTGATGTTGAGATTCCCTTTTAATTAAGGAATTTTTAGTTTTCCCTATGTAAATAGGAATCTCATTTTCATCAAAAAGGCAATATATGTAAACTTTCATATTTTAGCAGTTATGTGGTACTACTATAAATATCATAAAGTTTAAAAAAATTTAAGAAGCTTGATGATCTGCTAGTATTTTAGATACATGAGCTACTACTTTATCCCAAGAAGCTATACCATCTTCATCTTCATAGATTACAGGGTCAGGACGACCTAATTTAATAAACGCTTCTACTCTTTCAACTGATGAGGCACTCTTATAATCAGAATTCCCATTTGGATATGGTTTATAAGAAGTATTAGTTCTACTATATACTTCGTTAAAGTCTAATCCTAATTCTTCACATAAAATTTGACCATCAACTAAAATATCATACTTCATACCTTCAAGATATGGAGTAAAATAACCTACTCTATCAGCATCCCAGTTACCTGCTCTAAAAGCATGGTCATCAGCATCTCTGAATTCTTGTCTACAATCTGGGTAAACTCCAAAATCTCCAGCATGAATACCTAACGCAATATCACATTGTTCTTTTGTTCTATTCGCAATTGATAATGCTACAGCTTGAGTAATTGAAGCGAACATTTTGTTACGGTTAGGTACAACCGTTTCTTTTTGATTAGACTGCTCATAGTGACCTTCCGGTACATCTTCTCCTCCAGTTACTAAAGCTGAATCTAATAGGTCTGCTAATCCGTTTAGTTGGATTTGACGGTACTTAATTCCTACAATAGGAGTAGGGTGATCTGCTTTAGCTTGAGCATCTCCGCATAGGTTAATATACTCTACCAATGATTGAGCTCTCTCTAGCTCTATTTTGTGTTTTTGACCATAGTCAAATGAGATAGCTGTTACACTATCATACTCTTTTAGACATCTAAGCAATAGTGTGCTTGAGTCCATACCACCCGAAAGTGATACTACAACATGTTTTTTAGACATAATTTATTTTTTAATTTGTGCCAGGTATTTAAAACGTATAGGCAAACGTTATTATTTTTTCTCTCCTTCGTAGATTTTCTTTCCAAAATATTCATCAAGAAATTCTCTACGATAGAGTTTTACTTTACCTGCATATTTAGGATTTGAAACTTCTTGCTCTTGAATAGTTTCTCTTAATTTAACAGCAACTTCTGCTACTTGTTTACCTAATTCGGACCCTGCTGCTCTACCTAGATACTCATAAAGAGACATCATGTGCGGTTTTTGTACTTCCATAACTCTATTTTTGTTTTAATTTTTTTAATTCCCAAGGATGGTAAATTATTTCAAAATTTTCGGAATCAAATTGACCCATTCTTTGAAACCCATACCCAAATATTCTTAATATTGGGTTTACAATTTGTACTAATTTATATTTTACCATTATTACAAAATTCTTTAAATTTATTTACATTAAATATAATATCTTCTAATTGAGAAGACAAATCTTTTTCCATAAACTCTTCAATTTTATTTGATGGTTTTTCTAATAAACCTATATCAGTATATCTTTTACCTAAAGCACCGCAAATAATTGGATTTGAAGTATCAACTGAATTAATTAAATTAGGCTGAGCATCTCTATAGTAAGTAAATTCTTGAGGTGTTGAAGCTCCTAATAAATGGATATAATGGTGGTCTTTTATTACATTTTGAGATAATAAAAATTGAATTAATAATACTCTACCAACAGATTGGTTAGCTAATACATTTTCAGATCCACCTAATTCTTGATATACAACAGAAGAATGATTAAAAGCAAAATGAGTATAACCTAAATCAACACATTGTTGATATAGAGTATGAATTTCACTTACCGTTTTTCCCTGCAATACTACCATTAACTTAGTTTTGAATGGCATTTTATATTGAGTCCAATGTTTTGCGTTTTTCGCCGTAAGATCGCGTTCATTCCACTCATCAGGCACAATGAATATATTAGGTTGAATTAGATCTATTTTTTCTAATAAATCTTGAGTTGTATGTGAATACCCTTCAAATAAAGAGTTATCCATAATAATAAATCTATCTCTTTCTTTTTGATCTAAAAAATGTTGTCTATACTCTGGATATTTATCCATGAAAATAGGGAGACAATAATCAAAATCTGACCATTCATTATTGTACTCAAATAGAGAGATTGGAACTTCATGTGAAATCTTCATAACTTAATGTTTAAATTTAATAACTAAATATAATAAGGCTCCCTGCGGGAGCCAAATTTATTTCTATCTATGTAATACTATTTTCCAAAATAGTCCTCCTTGTACTACAAATTCTCCTCCTAAGCCATACCCAACTGATAGTGCATATAGTTTATCTGTTTTTGATTTAAAAATAAGAGAAGGTCCTACAAAGTTGACTAAATTTTTTTTATCGAATCCGGCTACACCTCCAACGTATAGTTGAGATTTAGGGAGTTCTTTTACTATAGTTTTATCTTGGATTGTGGTTTGTTTTAGTTTGGCTTCGAACTTTCTACCTTTAATCTTATTCTGAGAGATTGTGTCTGTAATGTATACTTGTCCTAGATCGTTACCTAAGAGTAAACTATCTTTATATACATTTTCAGCATAATACTCCTTGACAACTAAAGCAGAGTCTACTATTACAGGTATTTTTACATAGATAGTTCTATCCTTATAAATAGTTTTACCTGGTTTGTATATCGTGGTGTCTTTATTTACTGTAACAGTATCTATTGTATGCTTTACTATTTCATACTTTTTTCCATCTAATGTGATGTCTCCTTTATTCTTATCTCCACTACAGTTACTAAATACATTAGTAAGGAATAGTGCTATCATTAGTCCTGCTATTAGTAGAGTTTTTAAATCTACTTTTTCAAATAATGTTTTATTTTCGCTCATTTACTTTTTCTAATTGTTCTTTGACTTCGTCCTTGTGTTGATCGATCTTATCTAAGTATTTTGTAATTAAGTCAATATGAATTAAATCTACCTTAGAAGCATTCTTAAGAATTGAAATTACTTGGAAGATTAAGAATGGAGGTAGTATTGTCGAACTCAACCATCCCACTCCTGTAAATCCTTTTTGGATTGAAAGAACAACTGATAATAGTATTATCCAAAAGATGAAAGTCTTTACTACTTTAATTGCTTTATACGTTTTAAATCCTTCTCTTTTAGTTCCTGCCCACATTCCAAAGAATCCATCGGCAAATATAACTACACATATTGATAGAAATTGATACACATTATCAATAACGATGTGAGTAAAATAAGACACGATAAATGATAATACTGTTGTCAATGATAGATATATAATAGTTGTTGTTTTCATATAGTAACTTACTTAACGTATTGGTAGTATTTTTTGGTTCTCTCTGATCTATCTGCTAATCCATTTACTCCTCCATTTATTTTTTTGGTTAGAGTTAGGATTGATACATCATTAATTCCTTGATCACATATTGACCATAGTTTATTTTTATCGAAAAAGAATATTGCTGACTCGAATGAATAAACTGTTGCAACTAATTCTGGATGTTCTATTATCTCTGGTTTAGATAACGACTGAGCAAATGCTACATAATTATCATGACCTGTTATCTGCAAAGCACCTCTTCCTCTGAATTTGTATCCATCTCCCGAGGCTTCGTTTCCATTACCCATTCTACTAGCATACACATGGTTAGCTATTTTTTCAGGGTTGCGAGCATATATCTCATTTAAGTTACCTGGAAAGTATTTTCCAAATATACTTTTTAATCCATCTGCTGAGTAGTTTAGATTTTCTGTAAATATAGTAAATCCTCCTGTCTCGTGTGCTGTCTGCCCGAAGAAGTGTGCTGCTCTTGCTGGGGTCATTTTGTAATGCCCCATTGCTGCTTTCATTGTAGCAGGCCCAAAATTGCCATCTGCTACTAAGCCTAGCTTTTCTTGTAAACTTTTTAAACTCATGTAAACTATTCTTTAGGTTCCTCTTCAGGGTTTGATGATTGTTTTTTATTTCTAAATTGAGAGAATTTTTCTATAACATCTGGTAAGAATGAGCCTAAAGTTATGTACATAAATGCATCAAAGATGTATTCATTTATTTCAAACTTTTTTCCTAACCAACTTGCTACTATGTTAACTCCAAAGGCAATTACCATGACCATAAATGCCATAAAACCTATTACAACCTTCTCGTTATAATCATTTGACTTTTTAAAAATGTCTTTAAATGCCATAGTACTTTTTATTAAAATTAATAAATCTATAACTTATTTAATAGAACTATATTTTGGTATAAATATTAAAAGCCCCAATGTTAATTGAGGCTTTATTTTAAAAAGTGTTAAGACCCACTATCCTTCACAAGAAGTGCAACTATCTGCAGTCCTTTGTAAATTATCCCCTCGAAGTACTGATTCGGTTCTTAAATAGTATAAAGTTTTTATACCTAGTTTATGGGCTTCTTTATGTACGGTACTAATAAATTTAGGGGTATCATTAGGATCGAATGAAAGATTTAAAGACATTGCTTGATCAACATATTTTTGTCTAATACCATTTTGTCTTACTAATTCTAATTGATTAATCTCCTTAAATGTTAGGAATACTTCCTTCTCTTCAGGAGATAGAATATAATCAGGTAAACCTAATACAGATCCTTTATCTTTTAATATCTGATCCCAAATACTATCAATGTTATACCCTTTCTCAGCTAATACTTTTTCCAATATTCTATTTTTCTTAATAAAAACACCTTTTGCTGTTTTTAAATTAAAAACATTAGCAGGAATTGGTTCAGTTGAAGGTGAAACACCACCCGAAATATGAGCATTTGATACTGTTGGTGCAATAGCTAAGTGATGTGAATGTCTTAATCCTGTTCCTTTACACCATTCTGGTTCTCCGTACATTTCTGCTTGTTCTTTAGAGGCTTTTAATGCTCCTTCTTCAATAAATGAAAACATCATTCTAGTGTAAGTGTCTGCTGGTATTCCAGTAAATGGTAAGTTTTTAGATTGTAAGAATGTATGCCACCCTAATACACCTAAACCAATTGCTCTACCTTTTGTTGCAGATCTTACAGTATTTTCAAAGAATTTAATGTTTTTAGCACGATCAATGAATTCTTGTAATGCTCCTTCTAAAAACCATGTAGATATTTCAGGTAAAGTCATTCCATTTTCAAATTTGTAATCTTTCCATTCATCCCATCTCGCAAGATTCAATGAAGATAAACAACAAATAAATGAATGTAACTCATCTGTGTAAAGCGCAATTTCAGAACAAATGTTCGTCATTGTTACTTTAAGGTTATTATTTTTATATGCTTGAGGATTAGCATTATTAACGTTATCTTCGTACATAATGTAAGGTTCACCTGTCTCTAAACGTGTTTTTAAAATCTCACCCCATAGTTTTAAAGCTTTTGGATCTCTTTCTTCAAGTTTATTCATAAAGAAATCATCAATTGAAACACATTGGTGTAAGTTTAAACATTGTCTATTAACATCACCTTTTGGTCTTCTAATTCCTAAAAATTCTTCAATATCAGGGTGATTAATAGATAAGTTAACTGATGCTGCTCCTCTACGAACTGATCCTTGATTTGTAGCTAAGATAGTTGAGTCAAACATTTTAGCCCAAGGCACAATTCCTTCAGAAGTACCATTATCTTTAATAAGTTTACCTCTACCTCTAATACGAGATAAACCAATTCCTACTCCACCACCTTGTGAAGTTAATCTCATTAATTCTGAATTAGAACCTGCAATCCCTTCAATTGAATCTTCTACATCAATTCCAAAACATGAAATAGGCATTCCTCTTTCGGTTCCTAGATTACTTAATACCGGAGAGGCTAAACATAACCAGTTTTTGGTTAATGCCTCATAAAATAAGGGTTGTAAGTCTTTACGTTTTAATCTTTTAGCAGATGCTTTACTTACTCTTAAAAATGCTTTAAATACATCTTCTTCGGGTAAAAGATACCCGTTTGAAACTATATCTAATCCTATTTGATCAAACCACTCTGGGTAATTCTTGCCCTTAATCCAATGGCTGGTGTCTACTTGTACGCTCATATTTATTTGATTTTATTCTGTTTTTATTTTTTGTTAATGGTTGAAGATTTTTATAGTTCCAACATTCTATTATTTCGTTTTCGTCTTTAAAATTAAAGCTTTCTATAGGTCTTATATGGTCTACTTCCCAATAATCTCCATAATTTTCCCAATTCATTTTATGATTAAATTTAATCTCAATGTGGGTTTTAAATTCATCTAAAGTACAACCTAAATACTTAAATACAGATTTACTTTTTAAAGTAATAGTTCTATAAAAATAGGTTCTTAAATTTTCTTTTAACCTAAAAATTGGATCTAGTCTTTTTAATCTTTTATATTCTTTTTGATATTCTCTATGCTTTAATTGATATTCAGGATTATTTTTTTTATTTTCCCAATGACTTCTAGCGTATTCCTTATCATATTCTTTGTAGTTTCCTCTATTTTTTTTGATAAGAGCTTTAAATTTTTCTTTATTATTATTTATCCACTCTTTATTTTTAATATTAATTATATCTTTCTTTTCAATATATCGAATCTCAGATTTAATTTTTATACAAGATTTACAGATATTTTGGTAACGCTGTCTTGTGTTTTCCCAATAATAATTCTCAATTCCTTTTAATTCTTTACATTTAGTACATTCTCTTTCCATAATTATGTTTTAGTATAAATATGTAAAGGGAAAAAACTACCCATGATTCTTTTATAAATCGCTCCAATCTCCTACAGACTTAGCATAAGAAGTACTTCTTCCAGCAAAAAAATCTTGATGTTCAACCCCATTAGTTAAGTGTCCGAACCAATCCATCTGCTTGAGTTGATTAGGGTCAATATCATTATACACAGGAGAATATCCAAGTTCTACCATCTTTTCATTGGCTCGGGCTTTGATAAAATTTTTCAATTGAGAAATATTTAAACCTTCTACTTCACCTAATTCAAAAGCCTTATCTATAAAATCAAATTCTAATTGTACTGATAAATGGCATGCTTCTGTTACTTGGTCTCTTAATTGAATTGTGTTTAATTCAGGCATTTCATCTAACAGTGTTCTGAATAACCAACATCCTGCTTTTGAATGCAATGACTCATCTCTTACGCTCCAAGCCACTATTTGTCCTGTACCTTTCATTAAGTTTCTTAATTGAAAAGACATTAAAATTGCGAATGAAGAAAATAAGTTAACACCCTCCGTGAATGCAGAAAAAATAGCCAGTGACTGCGCTTTTTCATTTAGAGTATCCATAGGAGTATCTAATAAACGCTCAATCTTATTTACCGCTGTCTCATCTTCTAAGAAGGCTTTAAAATCCTCTAAGTCTAATGCTTCATTTAATCTAGCATAAGCATGAGCATGAATAGCCTCAAATGAACCAAAAGTAGAAGTCATAGCTACTATTTCGGGTTTTGGGAACCATTGTGATACTTTTGATGACCAATAATCGTTTACGTGCACTTCGGTTTGAGCAAAAGATTTTAAAATATTACCAATTAAGTTTTTTTCAGTTTCTGAAAGTTTTTGTTTCCAATCGTTTAGATCTGAGGCTAATGGTACCTCATCTGCTAACCAATGTGAGCGTTGTTGGTCTAAGTAAAAATCGAATGCTTCTTGGTATTCGAATGGTTTGTAAAAATCTCTTCTTTCAATTAATGACATATTTTAATTTTCTGTTATAGGTTCGTATTTAATTACATTTTGGGGTGGTATATTTTCATAGGTATAAATCCCTTTACCACTAAAATTAGGATCATTATAAAAGGTATTAGTTAAACCTTCAGTATCTATAGTTAATAATACTCCTTTACCTTTAGGCAAATCATATTTAAGATTATTCCATAAGGCTTTAGACTTACTTTCATCTAATGAAAAGTATATCCTTTCAGTATGAGTAGATCTTTTATTTAAAGATTTAGGTTTTAAACCTATCTTTTTAATATTATCTACATAATTAGAATTTGTTATATGGTATATAAATTGAGGAGGAATAACTGTAGGATCATATTTAGTTTCAAAATCAAAAATCAATAATGGGGGTTCCTCATCTTTTACTAAATCTCTAAATTTTGAAGAATTATACTTCATTGAATATTGTTGAACATCCTTATTAAGAGAAGGAAAGAATGAGGATTTGGGTTTTTGACTTGAGTTATTAAGTCTATATTGTATTAATGAAGGGAAATATCCTAAATTATTCAATAGTACCAATATTTTAGAAATATTAGGATCAGGATAATTTCCTGTATAATTTTGTGTTTTAGTATCAACATATTTAGGTCTAAATTCTATAGAAATTGACCCTCTCCCATCATCAAAGGCTGAAAATTCTTGTAGGTCTTTAAATTGTTTTTTTATTATATCTAAAGCTTTATTTATCTCCACAGTTTGAATTAACCCCTCGTGGATTTCTCCAGTAAATGGGTCATGTATATTATTAGGAATTAAATCTTTTAGTTTTATCATATGTTTTAAATTTTAAAAACGGGTCTATAAATATTACTAATTATTTTCTAAGCTAAAATTCTGAAATAAATTCTTAAGGTTACCTTTTTCGCTATTAGAAATACCTCCAAATGTACTAGGTTGTGATGATTGTTGGTTTTTGTAATCCTCAGTGTCATCGTATTCTCCTAGTACTTCAATATGACCACAAGAAGTATCAATATTAACGTTATAAGTCATACCATCAGGACCGTAACGGTTCTTTTGAATATGCCATCTTCCAGTACCTTCTGTTTTATCTTTCTTCAATCTAGATTGAGACATCCCAAAATCTACAATAGCTTGTTTTTCATATGAGCCTGCTGATTTGTCACCTTCTACTATCTCATCTTTTGCACCTGCTCTATTTACTTGTGAAACAGACCAAATAGGTAGATTTAATTCTTTTGCTAAACCTTTAGTTCCATAATGTAAATCATCAATTTCTTCTTTCTTTTCCTTACGTCTTGAAGGTGGTTTTAATAAATCTACATAATCAATTAAAATTAGATCTGGTTTAAAACCTAAATCCATAGTTTTCTGAATATGAGATTTAATAGTAGTTAATGATGCTCCTTTAGCTGGATATTCTTTGATTATAATATTATCTTCAAATTCACTTAACATTTCTTTAAGTTTATCCTGATAATTATGAATTTCACTAACATTAATTCCTGTATAGTAAGCATCATATCTTTTACCAACATAATCTTCACCTAATTCTAAAGTATAATGTATTACTTTATAACCCATTTGGCCAGCAAATGCCCCTAAAGCAACTAAATCCCATGATTTACCCCCACCAGGTCCACCATAAATTAAACCATAATCTCCACCACCTAATCCACCTTGAAGTAAAGTATTTAACACTTCCCAAGGTGTAGGTACAGTTTTTCTACTTGATTCTCTATAACGAGATTCAATATCCTTCACATACTCATGACCTAAATTCTTGTCAGCACCTGCCTTTAAAGCATTATCGATTAAAATTCTGATATCATCATAATGACCACTTTTTAGTAAATCTACTGAGTCTATTAATGCGTTTTTTAGTAATTGATTTTTACAAAAGTTAGCAAATTCTTCCTCAACATATTCTTGATCATCATATTGAGTGGTATAGATAAGTTTTAATTGTTCTTTTACTGCTGTTTGTAAAATATCATTATCGATTTTTTTAACTTCAATTTTTAATGTATCAAGTGTAGGTGTTGTATGAAATTTATCAAAGTACTTTAGAGTTTCTGTTAAAACCCATTTATGACCGGGGTGCTCAAAGTAATTATCATCAATAATATCTCTTACATTTAGTAAGAATGCTTTATTTTTTAATAAAGAACTTATTACTTTGATTTGGAATGTAGGACCGTAATCCTTAAGGGACGCAAATGCAACCATTTATATAACTTTTATTTTTTGTGTTTATATTGAGTTAAGTATGAAAAATTATTCGAGAGCCAAAACTCTACGTTAGGGGAAATTTGATTCTCTAAATAATCTGACTTATGTAATTGTAAGAAACGAGCATTATTTAAAGTAGAGGGTTTATCATGGATTAATCCATCTAAAACTACTTTATCATATTCAGGTATATTTAATTCTTCTAAAGTCATCAATTTAAAATTGATTTCTAATTGTTTTCTAAAATTATAAACATCTCCATACAAACCATGTTCCTCATGTTTGTCGTAACTCTTTTGAATAATTTCCTTTAATGTAACTTTTTTATCTCCTGCAATTTCAGGGTATAATTTATTAAGTTTTTTATCACCTAAACCTTTAATACCAGGAACATTATCTGATTTATCACCCATTAATACCTTATAATTGATATAATTTTGAGGCCAAAGACCCATTTCATCAAATACTTCTTTTGGACCATAGAATTTCTTCTTTATAGGTGAGTATACTTGAATTTTATCATTACATAACTGAAGGAAATCCTGATCAGCTGATACTATAACTGTACTATCAAATTTAGGAGCTAAATAACCGATCATATCATCAGCTTCTAGTTTATCTAAAGTAATAATAGAAACAGGTAACTGTTGTAAGTAATCAATTAATCTTACCATCTGTTGACCCATTGAGGCTGATTCATCTGCTAGATCGTCAAATGAATTCCAATTAGTAATACGTTTTAATTTACGATTAGCTTTGTATTCAGGGTATAAATTTTTTCTATTTACAGTATTCCCTTGCCCATCAAAAACACATATAATCCTTGTAGGTTGTATTAAATTAACTGTGTAGGCTAGAGACCTTAAAAACCCTACCATTCCACCAATATGAACCCCTTGAGTATTTGTACTATTAATAACAGCAAATGATCTTAAGAACATATTCATACTATCTACTAACAAGACCCTGCTGTTTAGATGCAAGGGAAGAGTTGTTGTATCCTCCTGTATAGAATCTAATAATTGTTTGTAACTCATTTATATTAAAAGTGTTTAATTCTATAAAATTAATATTATTATTTATGCAGTATTCTTTTTTTATTTTATCATGAAATTTAATTTTTTCAAAACTTTTCTCACCACCAAAACATTTTATTGGGGTATAATGTTGTTCTCCTTGAAATTCTATAATAAGGTTTAATTCTTGTAAATAAAAATCAAATGGTAAGGATCTTTTATCTTTACAATCTGGGAATCTCTTTTCAGTGACAAAATTAATATTATTACTTTTAAAAAAATTCTCTATTATAGTTTCCCCTTTAGAGGATTTACATCGAGGGCATCCTTGTTTCATATTAGTATGTTGACATGGTTTTTTTTCAAATTCACCATGCTTAGAACATAATATCTTAACTTTAACCTTACTATGTTTATAATCAACTAAAGAATAGTCATATAAGTCCCCATAAATCTTTTGGGACTTTTCTATAAATTTATCTTTATTGGAAAATTTGGATTTTGCAATTCTATCTCCCCCACATTTTTTACAACCAATACCAAAAACATGCATATTAGGTTGTTGATTAAATTCACCATGTTTTGGGCAAATTATTTTTACGGAGGTTAAAGACCCAACATAATCAACTAAAGAATAATCATAATAACTATTATGCTTTTTAGTGGATTTTTCAATAAAGATTTTGCAATTATTTGAGGGAGGGGTAATATTTATCATCGTTAAATATTTAATTGTTTGGCGACGATAAATATTACTTCCTTAAGCCTCTACCCAGAGGCTTTTTTTCCATTTTAAATTTCAGATAAATCTACTCCTACAAAGTCAGTATTTTCTTCTTCAACGATATCAAAATCATCGCTTCCTAAGATACTAGCCCATTCTTTAGAGTGTTCTTTTTTATACTTATTTATTTCATTAGGTGAATTTTTAATAAACCCATGAGCTGTACTAACTATAATACCTTTGGCTGTTACACCTGTCACGTGATTTTTATCACAAGATACTTTAGTTTTTAGAGCAAATTCAATTTCTTTACCATTTTTAGTAGCTTTTACTTTTTGAGTACCAGGACTAGTCACGTTACCAAAAGTGATAATGAATGAAGCATCGAAAAACATACTGTCGCCGCCTTTATTCCGCAATTTTGGCTGAGCCATCGGCATTAAAGCTGGTTCTACCCATACCTTGTTTACACAAAGCATTGTATTAGTGTAGGATTGCGATTCTTTACGAGACATAATCAACCTTTGATTAATAAAGTTAGCAAATTGTTGAGACATTGCTCCTGCATTCCACATTGGTGAGTTAGAGTTTTTTTCAATACTCATTCTACATGGAATAGACCCAATTGAATCCCATAAAAATAATAGATCGTAAGGTAAATTACCTTTCTTTTGCTCGTCTAATAAATCAGCAATAAAAGCAGCTACATCTTCAATACATTGTAAAGACTCTCTATCAGCATAAATAAAGAAACCTTTATAGTCTTTATTACCATCTTCATCAATAGTTTCACCTAAATCAAATCCCATTGCTGACCAGTGCTCCCAACTATGTTTCATCTCCGTGATGATAATAATTGGTAATACCCCAGTTTTTTGAGCTTCAATAGCGGCTTCAATTAATAGAGTGGTTTTACCTGTATTACTATGCCCTCTTACTAGAGTAATATGACCTTTAGGAATACCTTGCATTTCCAGCATTTCTTTAACAGGTTCAGTAAAGTTAATCCAAGCTTGAGGTTTAAAATTAGATGAACTTTGTCCTAGATTCTTCCCAGCTTTAAATTTATCAAGGGAAAAAGTGCCAGTAATGGCCTTTCCGACTTTACCGGAAAGGCTATCTGTTTTTTGTTTGGCCATAGATTATTTAAATAAATCTTCGAATTCGTCTTCGGCGATTGTTTCTTTAGGTTTTAAAGCAAATGCTTTATTAGCTTGAGGTGCAGTTGGAGTAAATGGACCTTTAGGTGTAGATTCAGTTTTTGGTAATGCTAAGAATTGATCACCAGCCTCTTCAGTTTTTTCTGCTTCTTCTGGGTTTAACCATTCGGTTAAGAATTGTTTAATCTCATCAAAAGTATATTTTTTACTAAATGAAGCCGGATCAGGTTGGATCTCTAACCATTTAGTTAATTCATCATTATCATTACATAATGGTGTAGTTTTAAGGGCAGGCATAATACGAGATTTATTATAATCTGTACCTGTAGTTTCTGGTCCTACTGTTTCTACTTTCATGTCTCTACCTTCCATAATATCAGTAAAATCTCCAATATCTTCATCAGCAGCTAATGATAATAATGATTGATAAACTTCTTTACCAAATTCCCAAAGACGTACTCCTTTTTCCTCTTCACCTCTGATGATAACAGGAGCAAAAACTCTCATTTTAGGCTCTAATTTCTTAGCCATTTTCCAGTTTTCAGGTTCTTTAGTTTTGCGTAATTCCTTTGCAAATTCAATAATTGGATCTTTTTCACCGAAGTTTGTAGGTGAAATAATTGTTCTTTTTCCTATACCATAATGGAAATATAATTCCGTAAATGGGTTTTCAGGATTGTTTTTTGATGGTACAAACCTTACTAAGGCCTTTCCAACAGTTGGTTTCCAAAAGCTTAAAGCTTTATCGTTGTTTTTCTGACCTCCAGCTTTAGGAGCTGAAAGTTCACTAAGCTTGTTTTGGATCAAGTCTAAATTCATAACTTTTGATTTTAATGTTAAAACTAATTTATAATCGTAAATATAATAAGGCTTCCTAAGGAAGCCAAATATTTTTATATTGTTGTTAAATCTCTCATAAAGTAATTATTTTGTAAATCTTAGTATCAAGACGTTTTAAATCCCCAGCATGAGTTAATAAAATACAATTTTTATAATCAATCCAATTAATAGCAAATGAGGCATCTAATTGCCCTCCATTTAAAGACTTAATTAAATCATTTAAGGCATTTATAGTATAGAGGGTATTACTTTCCTTTTTTCTATGAAGCAGAATAGTATTCCCTAATAAACTATTAGACATATTATTATGGTCTATATTGTAAGTACAAACATATTCTTCAGTAGATGTAATATATAATATAAATATCTTATTAAATAAAATTTTATATTGGTTTTGTATAGTAGTTAATGTATTCTCTAGATCTTCTTTACTAGAAAAAGTACAAAATAATTTATTTGACATTGTATAATCTGAATATTCATATGAATTTTCATATGATTGTTGCAAATAAATATGTGAGGGGACAGTTGGATGTGTATTAATCATAACTTATTTTAATTTATTGTAATTTGTGCCGTATTTTACGGTAACTTTGAACCCAAACGGTTCTTCTAATAACCTTTTTATCTCTATTAATACCTCCTTCCCATCATCTCTATGATAATCTATTAATATTGAGTCATAGGTATATAAGATAATATTACTTTTCCGTGTAGCCAAATACTCTTGCACACCTTTAATGGAAGTTACATTATAAAAAGTTTCTCCTGATTGTATCAGGTAATTCAATAACTTTTGTGGGGTTGGGTTTACAACGTCTTTTACAAATAATTGTCTCCCTCCTACTAAAGTAATATATCCTCCATAATTAAAAGTATCCCATAAATCATCTACATAGGCTGCTACTTTTTTAAAGAATGGTATATCTTCATACTGCTTAAAAACTCCTCCGTATAGTTGTTTGAATGTTAATTCTTTAGAGGCTTGATATTGTTCGGGAGTTAATACTTGGGTTTTAAAATACATTTGACCTAAATGGGTATGAATAGATCCTTTATCAAATTCGTACCCAATTAATTTACCTAAAATACGTGGGTGATACGCCTCGTAATCAAATTCAAATAACATATCGTTTTGGCAAATAATTGCCTCACGAGACCCGTTTGTTTTATTTAATGCTGCAAAATTAATATTATTAAAAGAATTTGTCGGACGAGAAGTAAAATTATATAGGTTATATTGAGTATAGATTTTTTCATCTTTTATTGAGAAATTAGGGTTAGTCGGGTTAAAATGCTCGCTAAAAAGTGGCAAATTTAACGTTACCCCTTGTTTTTCAATACCATAGTACACTTTAATATACTCGTCGTTATAATACCGATTTAAGTCGGGATAAATCATTAAATGTTTAACAACACTAAATATAGCTTCTTGGGTCTCATAATGTTTCGGAATAGGAATAATGGAGTTTAAATAAGGTTTGTCTCCATAAAGTTGTTTGAAATGAGTGTGTATATGAGTATCAAAATCGTGTATATACGGAGGGGTAGTGGACATGGACAGTGACAAAAGTTGTAAATCCTTTACTTTACTATCTAAAAATTCTTCTCCTAATAATTGCGCTGTTGTTTTTTTATCTAATACAAAAACCTTTTCATGTTTTAAGATAAAATCTTTTACATTTTTAAAATTTAAATAGAACCCTTCACTATGATTTATAGTTAGTATTAATCCTTTACCACATTTTGGTTTATAATAAATTAAGGACACTTCTGTTAATAAAGGATGATAATTGTTACTTAATGGTATTACATTAATATAACATTCTTCCGATATAAGAAGTTGGGATAATTGATCTTGGGTTTCTACTATATAAAACATTTAATATAACTTTTATTTAACGAAGTATACGAAAGGCCCCTTACGGAGCCTAGTATTTTGTTGTTTTATTTTAAGTTTTAAGCTGCAGCTGAGATTTTATTAGCTAGCATTACTACTTCTGCGGATTTAAAAGCAGATAATCCCCCTTCTAATCCTTTTCCTATTATATTATGAGCCTCTAATGCTTCAGCTCCACTTGATAATGCTGCTGCGACTAACATTGCTGCGTACACACCATGGGCCATTTTGTATAATTCAGTAGACTCGTCATGAGGGTCTTGTTGTCCGTATCTTTTTGGGAAAGCTATTTTAAGATACCCTCCTAATGATTCTATATAGGTATGTTCTAGTTTGTGTCCTACCTTTTTTAAGGCGTTCCCAACTACAGTACCACTTTTTTTATCTTTTTGAAATAATGAAGAGATTCCATTCACCCCTTTCCCTAATAGAGATATAAGTCCTGGTGCCCCTACTATTAATCCAAGAGTCATTGACTCGTCTAATTCTCCATCTTTAGGGGATGGTTTTATTGTACTTGCTCCTTGTTTTAGTATATTTAAAGCTTGGGTTAATCCTACTTCAGCATCTTTATTTGCTATAGGATCGTCGGGTAAGATTTCATCTTCAAATAACCTTCCCTCAGCAAGGAATTTTCTTAAGTTAAAGTTTTCCATTATTTTTTTACTTTAGCTTCAAATGAAGAATCAATAGCACCTTTTCTTGCTTTATCTTTAGCTTTTTTAATTGCTTCAGCTTCGGAAGTTGCTTTTACTTCGATATCATCCATTTCTTTTTCGTCTCCGTATCTATACCAATAATCAACTGTGTATGTTTTTTCTTCAGTACTTTCTTTTAGAATTTGAACTAGTATTGTTTTTAGTTTAATGCTCATAGTTTGTTTTTGATTTTTATAAGGTCCCAGGACTCAATTATTATAAGGATAATTCCAAATATTATAATTCCAGTAACAATATTTTCTTCCACTTGTTTTTGATTATATGTTATAAATATTAAAAAGGTCTTCTAAATTGAGTTAGATCGGTTAGATATTGTTTTATTCCTATAAAATTAGGTTCTGTTTTATCTAGTATTCTTTGGTTAGTATCAATCACACCTGCTCTGGTTTGTATTCCGTTTACTTTTTCGTTATGTAGTGGGCCTGAGATTTGCCAGAACACCGATACTACTTTCCATAAGGAGGTATTTGAGTTTCCTTTACTAGTAGTAAAAGCTTCATAGGTTGGTTGATCAATTTCCATTAATCTAAATGTAGTACCATTTCTTTGTCTAGCAAAATATCTTGTGATTTTTCCTGCGGTATAATCTGCTTCAGTAGGACGTGGAGTAAATGGGGTTGGATCAACCAAATTAATAGGAATTGGGATTAATTTATTATATTGAGCTTGAGATATCCCATCTATACCTAAAGTTAATCCAGTTTGTGTTATAGGAGTTGAAGTTAAAGGGTAAGAATTACCAGAGGTAGGACTAACTCCTGTAAATGATTCTCCTGTAAATGTAGTATAATATGGACCATTGTATTCTACCCCATTAGCTGATATAAATTGGCCGGGGGTTGATTTTTGGTTGGTAAGTACTCTTGATTTTGGAAAGTATTTCATTTTATTTTACTGTTACTCCTGTAGCTTTTGCTATTTTATATCCTGTTTGACTAATTAATGATGCCCCTGTAGGTCCTAAGTTCTTCCCGGTTCCTAACGTATAAGCTATTTTACCACCATTTATTCTTTCTTTTGTTATAACATCTAATAAAGCATCTGATGTTTTGAAACCTCTATGATAGGCATTATTAAGTAATGTAGCAAATCCTTTAAACCATCCTATTCCATTCCATGAAGCGTAAACCATGTTGTAGTATAATCTCCCATCAGATTCTACTAAAGTTTGTACATCTTTATCTAGATAGGATTTACTCCATTTATTATAATTAGGTTTTTGTATTTCTACTACTAAATCAAATAATTGAGTTTTAATTGGGTCTTTAGGGACGTATAACCAAGGCCATTTAGTTCTAGCACTATTACTATCCATAATTCCCCAAAATCTAGTACATGGACCACAGTTACCATTTCTTAATCTATCTATACCAAACATAGTTTCACCACTAGTATTATATCTAGGGTCTCCGTTACCACCACCATTATAATAACCCCCTTCAAGGTTGGAAATAACCGCTTTAGCTGCTTGTGCAAAAGTATTCATTTCCTTAGTAACTTTAACTGGAGGCATTGGTGGATTTTGGTTTACTTTATTACCTATGTCTTTATAATCAGATAATACTGTAGATTGGTGATTTAATTTAGCAGCAGCAATGGCTGCTTTTTCAGCTTCAGTTAATGGTTCAAACCTAATGTTAAGTACTTGACCTGTCATTTTAGTAGTCCATTTATTGTTACCAAAGTTTTGATCTAGTGTATGTAAAATAAATGCTATTTTTGGTTTGTTTACATCAACTCCGGTTTGTATTAAATATGAGTTGGGTAAGGAGTTTGAAGGTATTACAAAAGCTGAGTTAGGTATTATTCCACTCAATCCATCCATTTCTAGGCTAAAGTCTAATGGGAGAAGTACTCCTGCATTAAAAGAATCATCATCTCCTGATTTATAAGGGTCTGAGAATACTTCTCTATATGAGTTTAGGCACCCGTCTGTTTTTGATTTATCTAAGGTTATTGACATGGTTTTAGAAATTAGAGGAGATTTGGTTACGGGTTAGACTATCTAAGTATTGTTGCCATTTTTTTTCTATATCACTATCAGTATTGTTAGGTGAGTCATAAAGGCTAGTGAATCTAACAGATATCCACGCATTAATATAAAACTCGTTGGTATAAGATTTCCCATTAGCTCCTTTATCAAATTGCCCTAACCCATTAGTATCTAATGAATCTGCTTCTTTCTTTAAAGCATCATAAGCCTCATTAAGTTTTTGGGATTCATTAGTATAATTATTTTTATTGGGGTCTTTATTTAAAATATTTTTTAACCCACTAAATACTTTTACAATTTGAGAATTAAGATTTTCTTTAGTAACTTCTATTTTGACCTTATCGGAGGTGGAGGTTGGTATCACTGCAGGAGATGAAGGGGATGCTGCTCCTACTCCATTATAGATACTTTCTATATAAGAAGATAATTCTATATACCTTTGTTCGGCATTATCTGTAGGGGAAGCAGTAGCATTTAAATCAGTAGCTGAGTCTACTGTTACTGCTCCTAGTCTATTGTATAGTCCTTTGTTTAGATGGGAAAAAGCTAATGCATTTTCAGCACCTTGTACTCCGGTGGGTACGGCTTGTGCTGCTACTACCACCATAGCTGCGGTATTTGGGGATATTTTGGATGTATAACTAAAGTTATACACAATACTTTTAGCCCCTAAAACAGGTATTTCTGTATAAGTGGGGATTTGGGTTTTGGAATTAATTGTTCTTCTATCATCAAATATTCTTACACATCTTGTATCATCATCAGGTACTATTCTAAATTCATTGTAACCACCACAAGCTTTAGATATCCCATCTAATATATCTTTAACTAAATCTACAAAATTAACATCTCCTTTAGTACTACCCCCTCTAAATTTTTTCATAGTACTTGCTATAAAATCTACGTTTACTAAAGTATACATAAATCGTCCTCCTAACCCATCAGGATCAAACCAATTGAAATTTGTTTTAATGCTGTCAAACATAGTAGAAGTTATTCCAAAGGGTAGTGTTTCAGATCCTATTAAACATATTGTAGGATCTAAAGAGCAATGGCCGGGGAATGTATAACATCTGTTAGTTTCTGGGTTAACGTCTATGTAAATGTAAGGTTTTTGTTGGGTTTTATCGGCTCCTGTATTTTTTTGGTATAACATACCCGTAGACATTATTAATAGAAGTAAATGTCCTAAAGTAATATAGTTTTGTTGGGTACCTTGTTCTTTTTCTTGGTCTTCTGTGGATTCAAAATCAATGGATAGTTTACCAAAAAAAGAGGTTGGATCTATTTCAGAAACTTTATTATCAATAGGTTCAGTATGGGGGTTATTCATACCTGGGGTATTAATTAATCTAAAGTTATATCCTTTTTTCTGCAGTTCAGTATTAGAGTTCCAGTTTGTGATTGATAAGTTTAGATTTTCAAAAAACGGATCCAATAATGATTTATAGGTATCACCTCCACCTTCTATAGAATAGCCACTTTCTTCTTGTGATAATGCTGGGGTATGTGTATAAATCCCATATAATGCGTTGTTCAATAAGGATTCATTGGCATCAGCTATTATAGGATATGGGGATTTTGGTGGTGTAGATGAAGCATCAGTTGTAGTAGTTGAATCTACATAGCCCGGAACTACATCAACATTTTTAAAATTCCCTGATACGTTTATCTTTAGTGATTCTAAAACGTCTCCAGCCCCTACTAGTTGTACCTGGCATTTGAACATCCCATTTTCAGATAAGGTGTATGTGAAGTTTTTTATAGTACCCCAAGTAGCATCATAGTTTCCACTATGAAGTATTCTATTAGAAGTAATCTTTTCCATTAAATCTTCTTTGGTATGGATTCCGTAAAAAGGTAATGGTTGAACGTTAGATTCTATTTTCCCGGTTTTATTATCTATAAAGAAAGTATGACCCCATTCTACTAATAGGCTAAAGCCTAGTTTCATGTAAAGAGCTTCCATTATATTAAGTTGCTCCATACCATAACAAACAAAATCAATTGTTGTTTCTTTTAATGTACCTAACTTACCACCGGTTTTAATAGAGATATTTGTAATACCAGGCATTGGTATTTGGCCAAAATTACCAGGCCTTGACGGATCACTTGATTTATTTTTTAGCCCATAGGCTCCATCATCACCTACTCCGTAACGTAAGTTGTATTCTTTATCTGTTGGGTGACTTAATACTCCACCTTGTAGTATGTACTTTTTTGATAAAGCATCTCCTTCTAACCCATCATAACTTTTGTTACCATACTGAACGTTGGTTCCTGAGCTTACTCTTAGCCATAAGTTTTTATTGGTTAACCATTGGAGTTGGTCTGAGCTTCTTAGTTCATTATAAACTAAGCTTTTTCGTTTCTCTATTTGATCGTGAACATAAGGTTGAAAAGCAGAACCGCAGATGTTAGTATAATCTAAATCAGCCATAACGTATTATATATTATTTTGTTGTGTGTATTGGGATAAAATTGAGGATAAATCTTTGGGTATTCTTAAATATTGTCCCGGAGTAGGGTAAATTGAATCACCTGGTAAATCGTTTACCATAGCTACAACCCACCATAAAGTAGCATCGTTATAAAAATCTAATGCAATATTATCTAATCTGTCAGTAGTACCTGCTATAATATAAGTATCATCTGATTTAGCGTAAATGCTAGGGTAGTATGTTGGTTTATACATGTCTTTACCTGATGTTGAGGGTATACCTGTATCAGATTTCATTACAGAGATAATTTGGTATCTACTTGGCATATTTTGTATTTTAATATAAATATGTAAGATAAAAAAGGCTCCTGATGGAGCCTAATTTTTATTTAGTTGGAGGAGCATTAATATTAAAAAGCACAGAATTAAATGATCCACCTTTATTTAATGGGACTGTATCGGTTAGATTAGGAATACGGTCTATGAAATTTTCTTGGAAACCATGGTCACTTATTAATATATGTTTACCACCACCATTTTCAGTTAGTTTTGATAATGAAGGTAATTCATTTAATATAGGAGTAAATGTTACAGACACATTTAATACTTGTGGTAACTCCATCATATCAGCATCTGAGTTAGACTCTGTGAAGTCTTTCTTTCCTTTGTTATTAATATTAGTAAAATCTTCAGTTGCAAATACTTTTTGTGTTTCAGGTTCTGAATATTTGATTTCCCAAGGATAATTATCATCAACTGATATATTCATTGATTTTATAATACCTGGTGTTCTGTAAAAGTATTCTCCTATAGTTAGTCTATGTAAGTTACCTCTCATAAAACTTGTACCGGTTTGATAATCAGGATAAAGTGAGGAAGCTAAATAATTTAATTTTTGCCATAAAGGTAACATTTCTTGTTTTGATTGAGCTGCTACTTTAAATTGAAAACTTACCTCTCTATCAAAACCTTGATAGGTGTAAAAATTTTCACCTCTACCCATATATTTTTGACTACTCCATTCAGCTCCATGGTTATCTGAAAAATTAGTTAAAAATGCTCTAAAATGTACTTTAGTAGTAATAGCGTCTGTTACATTTGTAATCTTACCAGTTTTATCATATCGTTCAGAGGTGCCAGTAGTATCATTGCTTATTACTTCGAAAGCAAATTTAATTAAATCTCTAGCTTCAGGTTTATGTAAAAAAGGATCTGCGGCATCCGAATATAATGGTATCATATTTACCTGATCTTGACCATTATAATTAACTTGATTTACCCATTTTCTATCTTTTTTAAGTCTACCTCCAGGGTTCCCTATACCAACTCTAGTTTCTATATTAACTAAAGAACTAGTATAATTACGTGCTTGAAAACGAGCAGGATCATCTGGGTCTATTGTTTTAGATCTAAAATCTTGAAGTATAGGTTTTGCTGCTAAATCATCACCTTTAGATTCTAATAGACTTCTATATGATAAGGTATTCCCAAAAGAATTTATAGGAGCATTTTTCTTAATATCTGAAGGAACCGAATCAGGTCTTATATAATCTGAGTTGGATTGTTGGTACTCTGTATTTTGTGCCGAAGCTATATTATCATTAAGGTTCTTAGGAGTTATATCTGACTTTAATATAGTATTAAATTTGTCAGTAACAAAGTTAAATGGGGTTTTTTCAGATAATATTTTAAAATTAGGATTATATTTAGTATTAGTAAATGGTCCTTTTTTAAAAGTATCAAAAGATGTTGATGTATTTATAGAAACACCTTTAAAATCAGTTGCTTTAAAAATAGTTGTATTACCGTCTCCGTATAATGAATCGGGCCCACCTGGGTAGTCAAATAGAATATTATCTTTATCTGAACTAATTCCTAGTTTATCAGCTATGGTTATTACAGTTCCTAATGAAACTTGAGTACTACCTGGCCCTGTAGTAGCATTAAATGCTAATGATTCAGGATCTATTTTTAGATTATATAAAGTAACTAATCTATTACTATAAGAATCTTTATGTGATACAACGTACTCGTATTTATTTTTTTGCCCGTTAGGTCCTAGCTCATTTGTATTGGCTCCAGCTCTTGGGATATGAGTACCATCTCCTTCTAATAAAACTTGTGCTAATAAATTAGCGTTTAAATTGTATGTTTGGGTATTTAATCTTGAGGTCTTACCTCCGGTTTCAATTTGTGGATTAGATTTTTGTAAACCTACTTGTTTAGCAGTGAATATTGAACCGCGTGGAAAGTCGGTTAAAAAACGCGAGATTCTAACAGTATCTGTTGTAGCCGCCACAGTTGAGTATACCCCACCTCTCAACGGCCAATCCGCGCTGTTTCTCGCGATACCAGCAAGATATTCACCCGCAGGTGAATCTTCAGGTAAGCCAGTTTTGATGTAAGGAAGACCACTAGAGCCTCCACCTTGAACATCATGTCCAAATTGTAGAGACTTTAGGTTGGTTTTTAGATTGATTAACATGTTTATTTACAAAGGTAAATGATCAGTATAATGATTTCCAGCAGCACTGTTGTAATGACTAGTGTTTAAGGGGTCTGTTTCTTCTAATCTAGAAGGAATGTAATTTCTTGGTGGTGCTTGTAACCCGTTTACCCCACCTACTATAATGTGAGAAGCTTGGTTAGGTTGTCCTGTAGTAGAGAATAAATTGTGGCGTGTAAATCCGGGTGGGTTAGAGTTCACTGTTGAAGGAACTGTTGCTCCATCGTATCCTAAGTTACCTATTCCTGAGTTTAATAATGTTAGTAATCCCATTTTATGTTGTATTTTTAGTGTTTATAATAAATATTGTAAGATTATATTTTACGTGTAGCTTGACCCATTGGAGCTTGTAATCCTCTTGATACTGATACTCCGTCTAGGTTGGTTTGGATTTGAACTTTAGATACGGCGTTAGCTAGGTGGGTACCTAGTCTTTCATAGTCAATTCCAGATGATGAGTTTGAAGACTTACCATTAGGCATTAAGTTGGTTCCTGCTACAATTTGATCATTTGGGTGTAATTGAACTGACCCAAATTCACCTGATACTACTGGTCCTTTTTTAGGGTCAATTACACCATCTTTAATTGAACCTAAGAATCCCATACCGGCTGCTGTAATAGAAGCAGCTGCTATAACTCCTAAACCGGCCCCAATAACAGGTATAGCTGATAGTGAAGCAAATGCTGAATAAGCTGCGTACCCTACAGCTATCATTGCTATACCTTTTAAGATTTTACCAGCTGCCCCTAAAGGGCCTATTATACTTGAAATTTTTTCTCCCCATCCCCCAAAGGTTTCACTTAACCATCCAATAGGCTTCATAATTAAGCCTACTATATCAAATATACTTGTAAATACATCTAATACTGGCATTAAGGGTTCTATTAAAGTAACAAATAACTCTTTTAATTTTTCAATAGAAGCATTAAATCTATCTTGTATAGAAGCTGATTGGAGTTGTTGAGCCAGTGTATCGTCTCCCAACATAGCATTAGCTTTTTCTACTCCATACTTTTTAACAGCATTATTATATCTTTCTTTAGCAGTAGCTCCATCAACTCCTGTAAGTTTACTTATTGCAGTTTGATTCATCAACATTTCAGACATCTGGTCTCTAGACATACCCATTGCTTTAGCTACAGCTTCTTGTTGGATAACATTCATATGACCAAAACTAGTTTGAGTAATACCTTGAGCTGAGAGTTCTTGTGCTATACCTGCGATATTATTAGTTAAAGCATAATATCTAGCTTTTTCTAGATTTAATTGTTTACCAGTTAATACTTCAGCTTCAAATTCAGAAGCAATTGAAGATTCAACATTTAATAAACTGTCTTGTATTCCTTTTATATCATTTAAAGATAAACCTAATTTTTTGGCTGCATAAGCAGCAGCCATTAATTTACCAGGTTGATCAGCAAATGAAATTAAAATGGATTTAGATGCTTTTGATATATCTTCTATTAATTCTTTTTCATTAATAGCAGTACCATTAACTAAATTTAAGGCTTTAGCTTGACCTAAAAATGCAGTAGTAATTTCTTTAGCAGGTTTACCTGTGGCTAATGATAATTTAGAAATCATTGTTGCTGCTTCAACACTATACCCAGCTTGTTTTACTAATTCGGTTTGAGTAATTAAGATTTCTTCACTAATTCTACCATTAGTACCTAAAGCAGCATTAATTTGGTTAAAGGATTCATTTATTCCCTTAGTAGTAACAAAAATATTGCCACTAGAGTTAGCCATCGTGTTAAATTCCTGACTTAACCCTGCAGCAGTATTATAAGAAACTCCTAATTGTTTGGCAGTAGTTCCTATCATAGCATCTAAACCTAAGAAAGCTTGTACTATTTGGGTTATAATAGCCCCAAATGAAAGAGCTTCAGTAGCCCCCTCAGCTAATCCGGATTTCAAATTGGATACTCCAGCTTGGAAGGGGCTCTTAGCATTTTCAGCGGCTCCTGTTATTCCTAAGGATTTAGCTTTCATGGAGGCCGCAGTTCCACTTAGTCCTTTACCTTGATAATCTACTAATTGTTTTTCTAATCCTAATTCTTTTATTTTTTCAGCTGTTAAACCTTTACCAGTTTGCAAAGCTTTTAAATTAGTTTTAGACATTCCGTCAACACTACCAAAATTTTGAAGGTTATATTTAGCTTGCTCTTTAGAAGCTTTAGCCGCATTTTCAAATGATGATGAGAATTTACCTAATCCTGGAATGGATTTAGTTATTTTTTCTAGGTTAGAGAAAAAAGATGTTCCTTTAGTATTAGATATTTGTTCTTCAATTTGTTTAATATCCTTAAGCCCGTTAATAAACTGTTGTTGATATTTAAGGGAATCTTTAGCTTCAGCTAATTCTTTCTCTTTTAATCTACCACTATTAATACTATATTGTAAGTTTAAAAATTTTAATTTAGCTTGTTTTTCTAAATTTTGAATTTCTTTTTTACCTAAATCAATGTCGCCCTTTTTATAAGCTGAGAGTTGTGATGCTATATTAGATATACCTTTTAAAGATGATTTAACATTATTTAATTCAACATTTTGTTTAGAAAGCTCAGCTACACTATCTCTAAAAGATGATGCTATAAAGCTTAAATCACTATTCATAGCTTTAAATTCTGCTCTTAATGCTTTTACAGTATCTAATGCTTTTTGCATATCTGCTGCCTTAAAAGGAGTTGATGGGATGTTACCTAACTCTCTATTAAGATCTTTGATTTCATTATTAATATTTTTAATATCAGCCATAGTAACTTTATATATAATATAAATATGTAAAGGACAAAAAATGCCTACTGTTTAGTAGGCACTGTTGCATTATATGTAATTGCTTGTGGTATATTGGGTCTAGCTACTTGATTAGCTACATTTTTGTTGGTCAATTGTTGGTTTTGAGCATCTGCTTGTTCTTGTTCTTTATCATACCATTCTTTTAATTTTTTGAATGTAAAGTTTCTAAGCCAGATAGGCATCTCGTAAACTGTATCCCAAGTATACCCTCCCTTTCCATGAAATACTATTTCATTCATTTGGGAGAATAAATTTATTCTATATGTTGAGGTCAGGCCAAAAAAAGTTAAGGCTGATTGGTACAGCGATGTCCTCCCCTTCATCACCTTTAATAGTTAAATTAATATCAGGGGATATTCTTTGTATTTCTTGTCGTAGGGATCTTGAATCTCTTGCTAGTAATTCATTATCAATAAATTCTCTTACTGTTTTTCTATCAGTAGTTCCCCCAACTGTTGTTATTAAGTATTTTAGTCTAGTAGATAACTCAGGTGCACCACCATTTGGGTATAATTTTTTTAATCCTTTTAATTCAGCTTCAATAGCTGCTTCATCGCCATGAGTTAGTAACTTGAATCCAACTTCGATTCCAGAAGCAGGTAGAGTAAAGTAAAATTCATTACCTTTAGTATAATCTACGTCTTCAGGAAGTTCTTTATCTTTTAGAGTAGTTAAATCTACTTGGTGAACTTGACCTTTATGTTCAAACTCATAATCTTGACCGTATCCTAAAATACGAGAAGCAATTAAGATAGCATTTTTATCCCCAATTAAAATATCTTTCAATTCTACTTTAGAAATGATTAATGATTCTAATAATTTGTCTAAAACTGTACCTTGTTGGATGTAATTTGAATTGGTTAAGATATCTTCTTCTCTAGCTGTCATATATTTCATTTCAATTTGACCGCTTGATAGAGGATTATCTTTTGAGTAAAGTAAACCTTTTGAAGGTAATTCTACAATTTCTGTAGGGAATTTTGGTTTTGTAACTTGATTTTCCATAAATTATTTTAATGTTTGTGTATATAAATATAGCAAAGATAAAAAAAACCCACCATTTGGTGGGTTGATTTTATTAAATATGGTAATGGATAATTGTGTTCTAAATTAGAAATTCAAAATGCAATAATCCATAGCTAAAGTCATTGTGATTTCAGCTGCTGATTCACCTTGTGACCAGTCGTAATCACCAAATGTTGCTGTTTTAATAAATGCACCTTTGATAATCCATTCACCCACTACGTCACCTACTGGACCTAGAACGTTCATTGTGATATCTTTTTTGTAGAAATCTGAGTACCCATCTCTACCTGTTACGGATTCGTGAGATAGACGTAACCATTCCATTACTACTTGAGATCCTGCCGGAGCAATTGGATCGTATAGTGATAAAGTTATATCATTCCATTTTACTTTACCTTTAATTTTACGGTAAACATTAATGTGATCAAGTGTAATTTCACCAGCATCGAATCCAGGAGCCGAAGCTTTCTTGATCATATACGCTGGGATTCCTTCAATGTACATTATGAATCTATTTGAAACTTTAGGTTCAAATGCGGTAAACATTATCTCATTAGGATTTAGTACTGCCATGTTATATTTTGTATATTATTGTTATTGTTGTTTATAATAAATATTAGAAAAAAAGCCCTTTATATCAGGGCTTTAATCCTAAATTTTCTTTATGCGAAAGTAGCACCGGTTGGTGTTACATTAAAGTCTAATATAATAAACTCAGCAGTTTTGGTAGGTTGAAGCCAAATTTGACCTAATAATTGATTTCTATCAATTACATCTGCTGTATTATTTGATTCATCCATTACTACTTTGTAAGAATATAAACCTTGTCTTTGTTGAATTGATTCAAGGTATGGGTTTACTTGTCTTAAGAATCTATTTCTTGTAGATGTAGTGTTTTGTTCAAATACTAATCCGTTAGCAATTTGACCAATAAATGATTTAGTTTCGATCAATAATCTTCTAACATTAATTCTGTCTAAAGCAGATGCTTTTTTCTGTAATGTTTTCTGACCGTAAGCAACAACACCTTGTCCTGGGAATGTAGCTAATGAGTTAACTTTACCTGCATATAGTGTATCTCTGTCTGTTGGAGCTAATTTTCTTTCGGCTTGGATTACACTTAATCCACCTCTTGTAAATCCTGCAGGAGCAAACCATGGAGCACCTACTCTATCATTATAAGCGTAAACACTAGGCATAATAGTTGAAGATGGAACCCATGTTAATTTTCCGGTATTAGGAGCGCTAATTTGAACCCATGGATAGTAAGTTGCAGCATATGAGCTATCAATTGCAGTAGCATTAGATATTACAGTAGCAACGTTATCTCCAAGATTAGACATGTCAACAATAGCAATACAATCACCTCTATTAACTGCTAAGTTAGTTAATGAAGTAATAACGGAGTTTCCTGAGGGTGCTGTTACACCTGGGGTAGTTATTATATTGAATTTAAATTCGTCTTTATTGTTTAGTAATGAAATTGAAGAAGCATAATCACTATTTGATAAACCATATACTCCACAGTTTGTTCCTAAAGCTCCACCAAATGAGCTACTTTGAGCTGTTGGTAAAGATGCGGTATATGAAGATATTGGGGTACCATTACCATCAAAATAGTTTGGAGTAGTATATGTAACTGATTTTACTCTTACATATCTTGATTTATTAGTATAATCTCCAATTACTTGTGTATACCCGTTTGCAGTAGTAGTATATTGGTTACCTATTACGGCTTCAAGATACCTTGTTGAGTTTGGATCTAAAGATAGACCTAACCATTGTTCTAGTACTACTTTGGAGTTAATATTATCGTTACCTCTTCTGATTAGTAAATCAAATGTACCACTTCCTGTGTTAGAGTTTACTAATTCAATTCTAATATTACTTGCAGATCCTGAAGGCAATACACCGTTAGCTCCTTCAGTACTAAAACTATTGTTTATATTACCTTGTGATAAAGTTTCTAATACAAATGCTGTATTTGGAGTACTATCTGAACCACCTGTAAATGGAACACTTATTGGGGTTCCTACACCAAAGCTACTTGTAAGAGAATAACTATTATATACTACACCTGGTGAATCTGATTTAATAGTAAGTGTGGTAGCAGCATATGAAGCTGTAAAATAGTTTGCTACATTACTTACCCCAGTATTAATAGCATTTAGTACATATCCTGCCCAGTTAGCATTAGATGATACATAATTGACTCCATCATAAGTTCCATTACCTACTCCAATATATAAAGTGTCTCCTTGATCAATAAATGATCCTGTTGCAATATATGGATAGTTATAAACTTGGTAACTTATATTACCTAAAGCTGTTGTAGCATTTATTCTAATTTGATTCCATGAAGCCGTACTAGAGTTTATTACGGTGAATGAAGCAGAAGCATACCCCCCAACTACTGAAGCTATATTATTAGTTATACTAGAAGTTGCAGGTGAAAAAGTTCCACTTACTGCTCTTTGTACTAATAAAGTAGTTCCACCTTGTTGGAAGTAGTTGTAAGCAGAGATTGATGTTAAATATTCGTATGAAGCTCCCCCACTAATGAAAGAACCACCGAACTTATTTAAATAGTCACTATAAGAAGTAACTAAAGTTGGTATCCTAACAGGACCCGACACAGTTGGTCCTATAATAGCTGCTCCAGCAGTAATAGGACCTTGTGTTATTTGGGATTGGTCATTTTCTCTGGTTAGAACGCCGGGAGATAATATTGTTTCCATGTTTTAAGTTTTTATTTAGTTTTAAATGTTAATCATTTGATAATAAATATTACAAGGGGGCTCAAAACCTATATTTTAGGGGTATGTTATCTCTCCTGTTTGAAGATTAATTGAAACGTCTCCATAAGTCTCTTTAAGTCTTTGACTTAATTCAATCTCTGATGTTGAGATTTTATCGTGTTGTTGTTTTAAGAATAGTTCTTCTTTTTCAAGTTGGAATTTTCTGAATCCTAATTGACCTAATTGTGCTATCAGATTTTCTGAGGTTTCTTGGAATTGTTTTAATTCTTGTAATTCTGTTTCTTGTAACTTTGTTGGTTTAATCATAACGTTGTTTTTATGGGTTTTTGTTTAATTTTAGAATAAAGCGGTCCATGTAGTACCATTGTAAAAATATGGTTTACAGTTTGCACCTGAGCCTGAGACTATGAATGATCCGGTTGGTTGCCCTGTTGGTAGAGAACCTGTTGGGATTAGTGTTAATATATTATTTAGGGTTGTTGATCCTGATACGTTTAATGAGCCAGTTATTGTGTTATTCCCTATAATGGTTTTTGAACCCGAGATAAAGACAGATCCTGTTACAGTTTTGGTTCCTATAAAAGTTTGTGATCCTGTTACTAGTAATGAACCAGTTATTGTGTTTGTTCCTATTATAGTTTTAGGACCTAAAATAAAGACAGACCCTGTTACGGTTTTGGTTCCAATTAAAGTATTTGACCCAGTTATTGTTAGAGAGCCGGTTACAGTATTTGAACCGGATATTGAAAAGGATCCTGTTACAGTACTAGACCCAGATATTGTTAAGCCTCCGTTTGATCTTAAATACCCACTTACTATAATATCTGAAGGGACGGTTCCGTTCAAAGCATTTATTATTCGTAATAAATGTTCTGAGCGTATTATTTGTTGAGTACCTATTCCTGAAGTGCTTATTGTAGCCATTGGGTTTGTATTTTGTAATAAATATTATACTAGACGAAAGGTCTGTAAAGTAATCTGCAAGTTATTTGAACGTATAAGTTATTTGGACCATTATTTTTTATAGATATTACCATATTACCTCCATCTTCACCTTCAGTAAAATCATTAGATGGAGAACCTATATAGTATCTATTGGGGTATTTTACTATAAGATTTGATATAGTATTATCCCATGTTCCTATAATATTTCCTACTTCTTGGTTACCATTACCATCATCAGTAACCCATTCAGCTGATATGCCTGCATAGTATAGGGGATTTAATTTAATAATATTAATTTTTTCACTTGTATTAATTTTTATACGTTTAGGAGCCCAAATATGAGGTAAACCTGGTCCATATTCTCCTGCTCCCCCTTGACTAATACTTAGAGTATTTTCGTCTGTAAATTGAGTTACAGCATCGGGTTTCATATTATTATTACTTCCTATAATAGTATTACTACCTCTATTTACTAGATATCTAGCGGCCCCATCCCCTATTACTACGTTAAACTGACTCTCTGAATTAATTGGCAATGCTCCTTGCCCTATAACGGTGTTGGGTTCTACATTACCTCCTCCTCTACCTACAGTTAGACCGTTTATTAAAACATCACCACCAATATCTAATAAAGCATTGGGTGTAACTGTTCCTAGTCCTATATTACCCGAACCATCTTGATAAAGTGCACTACTTGCTAAAGTGGTTGGAGAAGTCCATAATGGGATATAGTTTGCAGTTCCACCTGTTACTCCACCACCTCCATTTAAAGCATAAGAGGCTGTTAAAGCATAGGATGATGTTCCTTGTAATGAACCTGTGAAAGAACCTGTGAAAGAACCGGTAGCGCTTAATGTGGTTCCGTTCCATGTTAGGTTAGATACTCCGCCAAAAGCCCCCGCATTATTATACTGAATTTGTGTGTTACTCCCACCAGGTGGAGTTGACCCTCCACCACCAGTAGCATTGATAGTAACGTTACCTGTTCCTCCTATAGGGGAAATAGTAACATTAGTTCCTGCTATTATTTGTGTTACACCCCCACCGCCTCCTGAGCTTAGTAGGTGTGCTACACTATTAGCATCTCCATAGTAAAGTTTTCCATCAGCTATATTAATAGCTAATTCTCCAGGGTATAATTTTGTAGGATTATCACCGGAGATTTTACTATTTTTTAGTACTATTAATGTAGCCATTTACTTTATTTTATTATGTTTATTATAAATATAGGCAATGCTCCTATAGTTGTAGCAACTGCATCTAGTATTTCAGGATTACCTTTTTTGGATATTTTATCGTACACTTCTTTTAATATACCTATTATTATTGTAATTAGCAATGATGCTAAGGGTGTAAATAATAGAGATGCTAAAAAGCATATGATTGATCCATATACAAAATGATTTGCTTTATCTTGTGGTAGGAGTGGTAGTTTCATATTATAGTGAGTCTTCTAGTTATTTCCTGTTATTATCCAGTTAGCACCAGTTGAAACAATTTGAATGTATTTGTTTGCTATTAAAGTTGGTGGGGTAGTTCCATCTATTGTTTGTGATGAAGTAGTGGCTATTGCTATAATCCCAGCTCCACTATTTTTTAATACATAAGTTTTACCAACACAACCAACTGCTGTTGGTAAAGTAGCTGTAAATGTTCCTGTAGTAAAGTTAACTAAATAATCGGATGTTTTTATTGAATATGTTGCTGATGCTGGAGTATATGGAAGTACTATACTTCCTGATGTTGATTCTATTGCTCTAAAATCAGCTGCTGATGTAAGAGTTGGGTTAATATAAATACCTCTTGTTATACCATTTGCACCACCAGTTTGGTTAATTGTGGTTGCAAAATTTAATCCAGTAAAAGTTGCTGTTCCTGACGTTGGTGAAAATGTTTTTGCAATTCCAAATACATTAAAAATTCCACTAGTATTATATATA